AGTCGCATTTAAGCTCACAAAGTAGTTGATGGCAGCAATGGTGTGGTACGGGTCTCCAGCACCTTTTCTAGGTGCAAAGCCAAATCGGCTGTTTGAGTTGGCCACATTTGTGCCATTGACCCGAAACCAGACATCCACATCCTGAGAAGCATTTGTCGTGTTTGTAAACTGAATGGAAAACTGCAAGTTCCAGATTCCGGCATCGGCCACAGTGATTCTGGACCCACTGGCAATTGTCACGCCATTGGAAAAGTCTGTGGTGTTAAATGTGACCGCGTAGGCCGTGGTGGTGTTGGCCGCCACTTGGTCAGTCGAATCTTGAAAAGCCCCATGGGGGTTGTTTAAAAATTTGCCGCCCCTTGGTCCAAACAAAGCGCCCAAAACGCTGATTAGTTTTTTGAAGTACCCGTTCAGCGCCCCATTGTTTTCAGCAAAGTAGCGCTTCTCATAAGCCTCTGGCGCAAAGCCAAGGCTTGGGATTGAGGGGACTTCGAGTTGTTGCTTGACGTTGGCCATGGTGCAATTTTATGCCTCAATCAAGCAAAGCGCACTCGGCTTTTCTGCGCTTTAGTAAACCAGGCAAAACCTTGCCACCACCCTTGGTCCACAGCATGAGCTGCTCTTTGGCGCCTTCCCAGTCCCCTGCATTGATCTTTCGTTTCAATGTGGAGGTCTGGAGCCGGCCAGTGCCAAGGTTGTAGCAGAAGTCCACAATGGCGTTGCACTTCTTTTCGTCTGTGGCAAGGATTGGGCAGTTCCTTAACGCACCAGGCAAGTAGGTATGCTCCAGCTCTATCATCAACAAAGCTCTGGCCGTTGGCTCATCCATTGGTGGGTCTTCCAATGTCACCTTGCGCTTGTCAGCGTAGTAGGTCGAGCCGTAGCCTATTGTTGCCACGCCAGCAGGGCAAAGGTAGGGCTTGGCCCGATAGCCCTCAAACTGGCGGCAAAGGGCAGCAGCCAGCTCTAAGTTCATAATCCGCGCTTAGAAAGAGTTCTATCAAGAAACCAATAATTGATTGTTCCTGATAGCAATGCTGAAAAGTCTGGAGTCATCATGGTCTTAAACACCTCAACCGCTGGAGCGCCAGCTACCCATGCATTCCATGCAAACCAGACATGAATGAAGCTCCACACAAACAACACCCAGTATGTGACCAGGGGCCGCACTGATGCCGACAGACTGGCCACCCAGCCACCGGCTGCCTTGACCATCTCGGCCTGCTGGGTGATGGCATTGTTGAATGCATCCATCACACCCACATCGACAGCTGCTTCACGTTGAGCGCCAATCTCAGCGAGCTTTTGTTGGCCTCTTAATTGTTCCAGTTCACACTGGCGAGAAAACATCAAGAGTTCATGTGATCTTTCGTTTTTCTTATCAAGCCATTTTAAGACCTCTGGCGCCATCCTAAAGATGCCACCAAAGATCGACCCCAATATGCCACCACTTAAAATATCAAACATAAAAATCCACCTTTCGATTCTGAAATATTTCCATGCGCAGACGCTCTTGCACTACTTTTTTTGTGTAAATCTCAAACGCTAAGTCTTGAAGTTCTGTCTGTTTCTGCTTTGCTAATTCATTTGCCTTATTCATTTCATGCTGTTTTTCTAGCTTAACTTGAGCAAGGTCATGTTTGTCTGGATACCCTGATGGCTGAACAGTAGGAAACAGTTTGATGGTGTCAATGGTCATTTCTTTTCTCTCTCAAGTGCATCCTTGTACCCGTGAATTACTTTGGCTCTAATCCATGTTGAATCTGCTGACCCTGCCCATTCTGATAAGTTGTTCCAAATCACCACAAAATCTGAAGCCTTGCAATGCTGTGCATTCTGGTCCAGCCACACCATCATCTCTTTATGGCGCTGGGTCGGGTCGTGCGTTGTGTAACCAATTCCATAGAATTCTCTGACATAACACCCACTCTTTGCCACGGCCCCAACAAGCCCCAATAACAGTAACAGAATGAGCCAGCGCATTCATTTCAATCTTCTGACATATCGCTGGCTGCCAAGTTGATGCGGGTCTTCAATGCACTAATGTCCTCTGGTTTGTCTTTAAAGCCAATGGCAATGTATCCGGCAAACTTGCCTGGGTCCGGTGGGATTGAGCCTCTGCACATAAATTTGACACCCTGCTTTATTCCCCACTCACCTACTTTGCTCGATGGGTTGAATTCCTCGCACAGCACCTCGTTGTTGAGCATGGCCACCATGGCAGCGTTGCGGTCAGCGCTTGCGTTAAATAGGCTTGTGACAGTCCCCTCAATGGCTTTTTCTCTTGTGCCATCGGCATTGAGCGCCAGCACAGTGGTGCGACTATTGGTGGCCAAGTTGGCCTTGTGGATAAGCAAAACAATTCCATCCACATCCTTCATCAGACTTCTGGCCGGTATGAGCAATTGCTCTTGCTTGGCCAGCTGGGGCATCTTGTCTTGAGTTGTAATAGCGTGCAGCAACACTTGTCTTGAGTCCCAAGCAAAGTAACCGGCAAAGGCTAGAAACGACAGCAAGATCACTGTGAAGAGCTTGAACGGGTTATCGACCCACTCGATCAGGCCAATGACCTTGCCCAAGGTTGAATCATCTTTCTTAGATTCTGGCTTGGGTGCAGCAGCTGGCGCGGCCAGAGTCACATTGACCTGGCTTGTTGGTGCAGGCTTTGGCCGTGATCGTTTAACTGGTGCGACCTTGGCCGCTGCTCTTTTAACTGGTGCTTTTGTCATTTCATTGCCCAAAAAATAATGAATGTGGACCAGACCACAAAGGCCGTGATGCAGGCCGCAGCAATGAGTGCCACGGCCCAGTCTTTCACTTTAGGCTCGTAAAGATGATGCCGGCCATGCTGGTCAGCATGATGCCAGAGACCCCAAGCATGATGTTTTCAAGACGTTTAATCCTGGCACACAGCATCTCATAGCGCAGTGTGCAGACATCAACATGGGAATTTAATTGGGCTTGAGTCGGGTCCATTATGGTGACTCAGGCCAAGTAATAGTCCAAGGAAAACCAGACTGGCCAGTCACATCTCTGAGTGCTTGACGATAAGTCGCCCAGGCTGCATCCAGTGTTGTTGCAGTCTCAGAAGCCTTAATGACTCGCCAATCAGATTCAGTCAATTTACTGTCGCGTGTGGAGCGCACAGACTTAGCCTGGTCAGCGTCTTTGATCGCCTTATATGCAGCCTCATTCTCGACAGCAGTCTTGGCTGGCTCTGTTTCGGTGGCGGGTGTATCTGTAAAGACAGGGCCAAGCACATACTTTGTGTACCACTTGCCATCTACTTGCTCAACACCAGAGGCTTGAGAGTATTGGTAAACAGTACCACCAGTAGCTTGTGCGCCTTCAAAGACTACATCAGCACCCAAAGCCGTTAAGACTTCAGTTGTTGTTATGTCCCATGATGGGCCACCATTGGCTTTTGTGTATGCACGAAATTCACTTTCGTACATGACTTGTCCAGTTGATTGAATTCGTACTTGCATGATTGTTCCCAATGAAATGTTTATGCGATAGCCAAGAAGATATATGTGCCACCACTTGCATTGATGGCGGCTGGTGCAGTTGAGCTTAATTCAAACCCTGCGCTGTATGTGTCAACATAGTCGGTGTTTGTTGTTTCTGCAACTGTGGCATTTAAAAGCATATAAGGGTCATTACCCGAAACAATGCCTCGTGCTGTATCCCATACATACCAATCACCAGTTGAGTCTGTGCGTTTAATTAAAACAAACCTTGCACTAGAAGTAAAACCACAATCAATTTGCTTTGTAGTGGCTGTGCCTGTGTACGAACCAACTTTTGAAACACCAGCACAAGTGGCAAATAGGTAAGCCACATAGGTTGCCGCACTAGTGTTAACATTTGCGGAAGTTCCAAGGCTAAAAACAGAACTTGTTGGCGTTGTGCTATTCCATCGGGTTGCGCCTGTTGCTTTTGCGGCAGTAGTATTTAATACAAGATATTCTGTGTTTGCAAGAACAGAAGAATAAATTTCCCATGCCCCTGATGTACTTCTGCACTTACAAATAATCAGTTCTGGTACAACTGTCAGATTGTGCGACACAGTTCTATTGCTTCCAGTACCTGTATAGCAAACAATATCCATAAATGATGGGTATCGAGAAAAAGTTTGCATTGCATAAGAATTTGTACCTGCATTCCAACTTGTATAAGCGCCACCAAGTAAATTTAAATTTACA